GAGCGGTGCGGCACGCCCTCTTCGACACCAACTTCTGGAAGAGCTTCGTCCACGCCCGGCTGGCGGTGCCGATGGGCGAACGCGGCTGCCTGTCGCTCTTCGGCGACAAGCCCGAGACGCACCGCCTCTTTGCGGAACACGTCACGGCCGAGTACCGCGTCCGCACCGAGGGGCGGGGCCGCACGGTGGACGAGTGGAAGATGCGGCCCGAACGGAGCGACAACCACTGGCTCGACGGCTTGGTCGGGGCGGCGGTCGCCGCCTCGATCCAGGGCGTGATCCTCCCCGGCACCGATGGCCGTGAACCTGCCAGGCGGGGCCGGGTCAGCTTCCGCGAGTTGCAGAAAAGGACAAGGCAATGAAGCGCGGCCAACGACGAACAGGCCAGTCCGGTATCCGGTGCCCCCGCTGCGGGTGTCGCCGGTTCAAGACGACCCACACGGAACCTCTATCCGATGGGAGGATCCGCCGGCGCAAGGTCTGCCTCGGGTGTCGGGCTAAAGTCGTCACCTTCGAGGCTCTCCTCACTTCAACGACTTCAGATCGCCATATGTAGCACGCACTTCGCACAATCGCATCGCTCGCGGACAACTCGAAAACGGACGGCATAGGTAACGATCAAGGCACCCTCCATCGGGCCGAACGCGGCCCAAGGGTTGCCGATTGTGGACCTTCGCCAATGACCGACGAACTCGACGACGCCATCGAGGAGAACGCGAAGGGGCCGGCCAAGGCCTCCGGCGACGCCGGTTCGGTCGAGCAGCACAAGCTCGCCGAGCAGATCGAGGCCGACCGCTACCTCGCGTCCAAGGAAGCCGCCAAGCAGCCGCGCCGCGGCCTGCGGTTCAACAAGCTCGTTCCGCCGGGGGCCGACTGAATGTTCCGCTGGCTGACGAACCTGTTTGCCGGGAACGAACGGACGCCCTCGCGGCCGCCGACGGTCCGCGTCGTCCGCGCGCGGTACGACGCCGCCGTGACCACCGACGACAACCGCCGCCACTGGTCGGCGGCCGACGGGCTGTCGGCCAATGCCGCCAACAGCCCGGAAGTCCGCCGCGTCCTGCGCAACCGCGCCCGCTACGAGGTCGCCAACAACAGCTACGCCCGCGGCATCGTGCTGACGCTCGCCAACGACGTGATCGGCACCGGGCCGCGGCTGCAACTGCTGTCCGACGAACCGGACACGAACCGCCGGGTCGAGCACGAGTTCGCCCGTTGGGCCACCGCTGTCCGGCTGCCCGAGAAGCTCCGCACCATGCGGCTGGCCCGAGCCACCGACGGCGAGGCGTTCGCGGTCCTGACCAGCAACCCGAAACTGCCGCTGCCGGTGCAACTGGACATCCGCTTGGTCGAGGCCGAACAGGTGACTACCCCGGACCCGCGGCTCGCCGCCGGCGTGGACGGCATCGTCTTCGACGCCGCCGGCAACCCGGTCGAGTACCACGTCCTCCGCGACCACCCCGGCGAGGCGGCGTTCCGCCGCCCGCTGGCGTTCGACCGCGTCCCGGCCGAATCGGTGCTGCACTGGTTCCGCTGCGACCGGCCGGGCCAGGCGCGGGGCGTCCCGGACATCACCCCGGCCCTGCCGCTGTTCGCTCAGTTGCGGCGGTTCACGCTCGCGGTGCTGTCGGCCGCCGAAACCGCCGCCGACTTCGCCGGCATCCTCTACACCGACGCCCCGGCCAGCGGCGAGGCGGACGCCGCCGAGCCGTTCGAGCCGATCGAGTTGGAGAAGCGGGCCCTCGTCACCATGCCCGGCGGCTGGAAGATGTCGCAGCTGCAAGCGGAGCAGCCGACGACCGGGCACAAGGAGTTCGTCGAGGTCATCCTCAACGAAATCGCCCGCTGCCTGAACATGCCGTTCTGCGTCGCGGCGGGCAACAGCAGCGGCTACAACTACGCCTCCGGTCGGCTCGATCACCAGACGTACTTCAAGGCGATCCGCGTCGACCAGTCGCACCTCGAGGACGTGGTCCTCGACCGCATTCTGGCCGCCTGGTTCGACGAGGCGGCCCTCATCCCCGGCCTACTGCCCGCCGGCCTCGGGCCGATCGCGGCCCTCGAACACGCCTGGTTCTGGGACGGGCACGAGCACGTCGATCCCGCCAAGGAAGCCACGGCCCAGGCCGCCCGCCTAGCCAACCACACAACCACCTTCGCGCAGGAGTACGCCCGCCAGGGCCGCGACTGGGAAGACGCCCTGCGGCAGCGGGCCAAGGAGGTCGCGCTCATGACCGAACTGGGGCTGATCACCGCCCCGGCCGCGCCCGCACCGACCGAACCCGACGAACCCGAGGAGGACGCCGAGCATGACGACGAACGGTCCCGATCCGACGCCTGAGAGCCTGTGGCTGACGGCCGAGATGCGCGTCACCCCGAGCGACGCGGGCAAGGCCCCGGATGGCACGCCCACGCTACCCCGGTTCAGCATGGTCGCCTACACCGGCGGGGCCATGCGGCTGGAGGGGTGGAAACACCCGGTCGTCGTCGACCTGGCCGGGATGACCATCCCGTCGCAGTCGCGGCCGATCCGCGTCGGCCACAACACCGACCGGCTCGTCGGGCACACCCACGCCATCGCCCAGGAGGACGGGCGGCTGGTGGCGTCGGGCGTGCTCAGCATCCCCGGCCCCGACACCGAGCGGGTCGTCGCCGGCTCGCGGAACGGCTTCCCCTGGCAGGCGAACATCGGGGCGCGGGTCGATCAGTTCGAGTTCGTCAAGGACGGTCAGGTCGCGGCGGCCAACGGCCGCGAGTTCCCCGGCCCGGTCGTCATCGTCCGCAAGTCCACCCTCGGCGAGATCAGCTTCGTCGACCTCGGGGCCGACGGGAACACCAGCGCGAGCGTGGCCGCCAAGGCCCAGGAGAGTGCGACCGTGACCACCACAGCCACCACCGCCGGCACCCCGGACCCCACGGCGGGCGACACCGTCCAGGCCGTCCGCGCTGCGGCCGCGAGCGAGGTCAAGCGGATCGCCGCGATCCGCCGCATCTTCGCCGGCCAGCACGCCGAGGCGGAGGCCCAGGCCATTCAGGAGGGCTGGGACGAGACGCGGGCCGGACTCGCCCGGCTGCGGCTCGACCGCCCGGCTGCCCCGGCGGTGGCCGGCACCCGCGCCGACGACCGCTTCCCGGCGGCCCAGATGCTCGAGGCCGCCCTGGCCCTGACGCGGCCGTCGATGCAGCCGGAGCGGCACTATCCCGCCGACCTGCTGCAGGCGGCCGAGGACCGCTACGGCCCGGGGTTGAAGATCCGCCAGGTCATCTACTTCGTGGCCCGGGCCAACGGCTACACCGGGTCGCCGTTCATCGACAAGCGCACCTTCGGCGACGCCATGTACTACGCCTGGACGCTGCCGATGACGGTGCGGGCGGCCGGGACAAGTACGCTGTCGCTGCCCGCCATCCTGTCCAACCTCGCCAACAAGGAACTGCTCGACGCCTACCGCGAGGAGGACCAGACCTGGCGGGAGATCGCCATCGTCCGTTCGGTCAGCGACTTCAAGACCGTCACCAGCCACCGGCTGCTCGACAACATGGAGTACGAGGAGGTGGCCCCGGACGGCGAGATCAAGCACGGGACGGTGGCGGAGGAGACGTACACCCGCCAGGCCAAGACCTACGGCAAGATGTTCGCCCTGACGCGGGAGAAGATCATCGACGACGACATGAGCGCGTTGGACGACATCCGCGACCGGCTGGGGGCCGGGGCGGCCCGCAAGCTCAACAGCGTGTTCTGGAAGACGTTCCTCAACAACTCGTCGTTCTTCACCGCCCCGCGGGGCAACTTCCTGAGCGGGGCGACCACCGCGCTGGGCCTCGACGGGACCGGGTTGCAGGAAGGCATCCTCGCCTTCCGCAAGCTGAAGTCGCCCGACAAGAAGCGGATCGGCGGCGTGCCGACGATTTTGCTGGTGCCGCCCGAGCTGCAGTTCGTCGCCCAACGGCTGTACCAAAGCACGACGGTCAACACCGGCGGGGCTTCCACCAAGGACAGCGTGCCCAACGACAACATCCACGCCGGCAAGTACCGCCCGGTGGTGTGCGACTGGCTGAGCGACACGGAGTTCGCGGGGAACTCGGCCAAGGCGTGGTACCTGTTCCGCAACCCCGGCGTGCTGGCCCCGGTGGCGGTCAGCTTCCTCGACGGCGTGCAGACCCCGACGGTGGAGGCGACGGACGCCGACTTCAACAAGCTGGGCATCCAGTTCCGTGGCTACTTCGACTTCGGCGTCGACCTGGCCGAGCCGCTGGCCGGCATCAAGGTCAAGGGCGAGGCGTGATCCCCATTCGGAGACAGACATGGCGCAGGTGATCTTCATCCACGACGGCGGGACCATCGACCACATCCCGGTGGCGGACGTGGCGGCCGGGGACGTGGTCGTGCAGGGCGAACTGGTCGGCGTGGCCAAGCTCGACATCAAGGCCGGCAAACTCGGGGCGCTGGCCGTCGTCGGCGTGTTCGACTTCCCGGTCGCGTCGCTGACCGGCTGGGCCGTGGGCGACCTGGCCTACTGGGACAACACCGCCAAGGTCGCCACCGAGACGGCCAGTGGCAACAAGCTGCTGGGCAAGACGGTGCTGGTGGACTCGCGGCCGGGCAGTCCGCACGTCCGCGTCCGGCTCAGCCAGTGAGGACGCCATGCCCGACCTCTTGCGGACCGGCTCCGACTGGCTGGCCGAGATGCTCAAGGAACACGCCTCGCGACCGGTCGTGTACCGGCGCGGGACCGAGGAAGTGACCCTCCAGGCCACCATCGGCCGGACGCTGCTGAAGCTCGACGACGGTTACGGCGGCGTGCGGATGGAATGGACCGACCGCGACTTCCTGATCCACGCCGCCGACCTGGTGTTGGCCGGCAACCTAACGCTGCCCGAGCGGGGCGATCTGATCCGCGAGACGCAAGGTGACAAGACGTTTGTGTACGAGGTGATGGCCCCGGGCAAGGAGCCTGCGTGGCGCTGGTCCGACGTGTTCCGCAAGGTGCTGCGGATTCACGCCAAGCAAGTGGGGGTCGAGTAGTGCCCGCGACCATCATCGCCATCGCCGACGCCGTGGTCGAGCAACTGAACGCGACGCCGTTCAGCCAGCTGCTCACGGCCGTGCGGCACTACCAGCCGGTCTTCGAGCTGTCGGAGATGACCGAGTTGAAGGTCAGCGTCGTGCCGCGTTCCGTCGCCAGCAAGGCACTGGATCGCAATCGGGACAGCTTCGACTTCAAGATCGACGTGGCGGTGCAACGCAAGGTGGAACCGACTCCGGGGAACCTCGATGCGCTCATGGAACTGGTGGAGGAGATCGCCGACCACTTCCGCCGCCAACCGCTGGCCGGCTTCCCGCGGGCCCGCTGCACCGAAGTGGAGAACGCTCCGGTTTATGCTGCCGAGCACCTGGAGGAGTTTCGCCAGTTCACGAGCGTCATCACGCTGACCTACCGCGTCTGGAGGTGAACCATGATTGGCATGACCTTCAACGCCGCGAAAGGAAGCTTCTTCGACCGGGAGAAGGTGAAGCGGTCGGTGGACGCCGGCACGCGAAAGGTGCTGTCGAAGTTCGGCGCGTTCGTCCGGCAGCGGGCCAAGACGTCGATCCGCAAGCGCAAAGGGACGAGCCCGCCGGGATCGCCGCCCTATTCGCACTTGGGACTGCTGCGGAAGTTCATCCTGTTCGCCTACGACGCGCAGCGCCGGAGCGTCGTCATCGGCCCGACGCTGATCAAGGAGGGGTCGCAAGCGCCGCGTCTGCTGGAGCACGGCGGCGACACGGTGCTCCAGGAGCGTGGCAAGGCCCGCCGCGTGCGCTACCGGCCCCGGCCGTTCATGCAGCCGGCCTTCGAGGCGGAGAAGCCCAAGCTGTCGGCGATGTGGCGCGATTCGGTTCGCTAAGGAGACCCACTCATGGCAGTCAAACTCGGCCTCGACGCCAAGCTGTACCGCAACACGGGCACGGTCCCCGCCCCGGTGTGGAACGAGATCAAGAACGTCAAGGACGTGACCTTGAACCTCGAAGCAGGCGAGGCCGACGTGACCACGCGCGGCAACGCCGGCTGGAAGGCGACCGTGGCCACGCTCAAGGACGGCTCCATCGAGTTCGAGATGGTTTGGGACACGGCCGACGACGACTTCGGCGCGATCCGCGACACCTTCCTCAATCGCGGGGCGATGGAGTTCGCGGTCATGGACGGCGACATCACGGTGTCGGGCTCGCAAGGATTGCGGGCAACCTGCATGGTCACCAACTTCAGCCGCAATGAAGCCCTGGAAGAAGCCATCACCGTCAGCGTCACCGTCAAGCCAACCTACGCGATCAATTCGCCGGCCTGGATCATCGTTCCCTGATTTTTTCCGGAGGAAACATTATGCGCTCGATTCTGTTGGTTGGTCTGGTTCTGGCATTCGCCCCGGGTGCGGCGCGAGCGGATGCGATCCGCATTGCCGGCGAGACGAAGTACAAGCCGCACGCCTTGGTCCGGCTCAAGGCCGAGGGCGTGGACGCCAAGGCCGCCATCCTGTGGCGGGTGCATCCGTCGAAGGATGTGCAGCGGGCGACGAGTCCGCGCGGGTTGCTGGAGTTCGCCGCCCACCCCGGCACCTACGAAGTGGAACTGCTGGTCATCTCCAACGCAGACGGCAACCTCGTGGTCGAGGAGGCCCGCGTGACCGTGACCATCGAGTCCTGCACGCCGGTGCCGCCGGTGCCGCCCAAGCCCGACCCCAAGCCGCCGGGCGATGGCAAGCTCGATCCGGTCAACGCGCTCGGCCGCATCCGCTTCAGCAACGCAGGCTGCACCGCCACGGTGATCGGCCCACGTCGCGCGGATGGCCGTTGGGACGTGCTGACCGCCGCTCACTGCGTGACCGGGGTCGGGCAGAAGGGGACGATCTCGCTCAAGGACGGCCGGACGCTGGGGCTCCGAGTGGTCGCCCACCACGAGGCCCCCGACGTGGCCTGGTG